TATTCCTAACCCACCACTTGAAATTGTAGTATTAGAACCTAAAGTAATTAAAGAACCACTATCACTTAAATTAGAATTACCTATTGTAGAAGCACCTGTGAACTTTGGTAAAGTGTTTGTTGTGCCTGTGCCTGTTATTGGATTAGTCAAAGCAGATTGCTTATTATTAAATGTAGTCCAATCTGTACTGGATAAATATCCGTTTGAAGATCCGCTGGATTGTAATATTGTAAAAGCACCAGTACCGCTATTATAACTTAATGGTGTCGTAGCTGATAATGACGTTAAACTAATATATGCAGTACTATCTACTGTACCATTTGCTTTTAAAAATTGTCCAGACGTACCGCCAGTAATAGCCAAAGATAAAGCTGTTACTGATCCTATAAATGTAGCAGCATTTGCAGCTGTTACTGATAATAAATTAGTAGCAGTTGTATTATTATAAATGTGAAATAAGTTACTTCCACCACTATACAAATTACCAATGCGCCATTTTCCTACGCTTGCATTTTGGAACGCTATTGTACTATTATTAGTACTGGTTGCGTTTACTTGCATAAATACGTTATCTGTTGCGCTATGTATATCTAATAGCGCAGTAGGTGTACCAGTTTGTCCAATACCTAAATAATTATTAGTTATATCCCAATTAAAATTTACGTCTTGCCCTAGATTACCAGATCCGTCTGTAAATAATACCCCACCACTTTGCGTAAGTCCGCTTACACGCGCAGCATTGGTAATTAATCCACCAGCTGATATAGTTATACCAGTATTTGTAGTATTACCATTTGTGGTAACCACTTGTAAAGTACCAGTAGATCCAATACCGCTGTTTGCTATTAATATCCACGCTGTACCGCTATCCTCAAATATCTGGCTTGTATCTGTACTAATAAATAACCTACCAGCAAAACCATACGTAGGACGATTTGCGAATACGTCTGTATATATTGCTGGGCTGCTTTTTTGATTTAGTACACTATTATTAATCGGCATTTTTATACATTTATATAACGTTTCCTAATTACCACGCAGTTGTTTCCATTACTTGCACCAGTACCAAAGTTTACAAAAAATCTTTGGCTGCTTACTTCACCCATAGATCCTAAAATATCATAGGATTGTCCTTGCTGCAATGGCACACTTTCAATTAATACAGTATTAATACCCAAATTTAAAAATGTAATTGCATTAAATTCTGTACCTCCAACATATTGGCTGCTATCTACTGTATAAAAATCAGTTTCGTATTTTAATACGTTAATATCTACTTTATTCATATTATATAGTATTTGGCATTTTACCTAATGTACGATATCCATTTAAAACAAATTTAGCTGTATAATTAGCATCTACGCTATTTACGCTAGTTGTCATTGGTAATCCGAATAAAGGATCAAATGGAGTTGCTGGTGCTTGTATTGGTGGCATTACTGGTGATTTAACTACTTGATCAGTATTTGTCTTTTTTCTTAAAAAAAAGTACCATAAAGCATAAGCACCTAAAACCAAAATAAGTGTATTATTTTTTTTCATATTATAAAGTTTGTACGTCATTAATAAATACTGATCCAGCTTGTCCATTTTGAAAGCTATCCCCAATTACCACATTATACATTGCTGATCCTTTTTGTCCGGTACACGTCATTCCTAGTCCAGCTTGATCGTAAGTATAAATTACATTCATCATATCGTCATAAACTACTGTACCTACATTTGAATACACTTGATAAGTACCAGTTGGCGCGTTTCCTTGTCCTACTAATACTGATCCTCTTAATGTACCTTTCTTTTTAAAGGACGAAAAAAGTAGTATTCCACCAATTACTAATCCAATATTTAATAAAATATTTTTTTTCATATTAAAATCTAAATTTAATGCCTTTACGAGCATAGTTATCATTAATTGTTGCAATAGCGCTTTTACTCAAATTACCAATTATAAATTGTGGTAAATTTTGTAAACCGCCAGTATTAATACCAAAAAAACTTTCTTGTCTTAATCCAAAAACTTGTATTAATGTAGCAATATCTGCATCATTCTGCGCGCGTGCTACTTGATAGCCAGCGTCCGATTTATTATCTGCAATACCGCTAAATTTTAGATCATTATATATATTATCTGCAATTAATTGCCATTCCCCTTTTGACTTTGTAGCTGATTGTTTAGCCAAAGATTGATTTACGTAGTCGCTAATATTTTGTTGCTGTGATTGTTCTTGCATAAGTTCAGCGCTGCTTTTTACTATTCCAAGTTTAACCAGTAAAGGTTTCAAAACTAGAATATAAGCGCCGCCAGCTACCGCTACGTATGTAATTATTCTTTGTGTATCTTTATCTATTGCCATTATCAAAGGTTGAAAAAAGTTATAACATTATTAATAAGGACTGTAATTTAGCGTTAGACATTTGGTCTAATTTTTTTAAGTGTTCTACCGTTACCCCTTTGTCCATTAAATTAGATAATAGTACTAATGCCTCATTTGCGTTAGTTTCATTTATACCAGCTATACCAGTAGGTTGATTATCTAATTTAAACATTTTACTTAATCCAGCAATGATTAAACCTTGCACGTGTGGACTATCTATTAATGCTTCTATTCCAGTTTTAGGTTGTTCTATTATATCGTCCTCATCATCTTGCTGCATCAAAATAGCTTGATTTTCTAACATTTTTTCTAACATACTTTCTAAACGACTATTAACTGATCCCATAGGCTGCATACCGTACATATTAGAGCGTTCAAGTTCCGCTGGACGAAAATTTAAACTAGCGTAAATTGGTGTCTTATCAGTAATAAAACCGCCTTTTTCCTTTTTAGGATGCAGCTTTATTGTCAATAAATCACCTACGCCATTTTGCTCAATAGCATATAGGTCATTTTCTAATTTATTAGATCCAGCTTCTTTGTCGTCATCATTCCAAGAAAATAGTAACTGCTTACCACACCAAACGGAGTAGTAAGGACTGATTGAATTACGATCCAACCAGTCCATTAACCCCTTTGTGCCAGTTACCATAGCTTTATTAATTGCCATAGTAGTATATATTAAAAATGATAAAACACCCCAAAGCTATATGCTACACCAGTAGTCGCTAAAGCAGTAGGAAGTGATACATAAGATTTAACCCAAGATACCGTTAAACCATTAACAGAAGGTAATTCAAACTGATAAGGATCAGCTGCACTATTTACAATGCTATTGAAACTTAACATAGGTATATTATACACTAATTGTAGATCACCTTCATATAATGTTAAAAACGACTTTTTAAGATCCGCAGTAGTAACTGGAGTAGATCCAGTTAATGGAGTAGCAGTAATAGTGCCAGCTGTATAAATAGCAATATTAGTGATACGTGCGTTTCTTAAATTAGGCAAATCTGGAAAATAAAAACGTGTTAAGGTACTGCCACTAGGTACAGAGATCTCAACCGCTTCAAACCTTTCAATGCGTGTCATATTGTAAAATTAAAAAATTTAAAAATAGCTGGTATTGTCCGACCAGCGGCGGCAGCGTTTATACTTGCGCCAAAGATATTATTTAACTGAAGTACAGTTTTGTGCTAATATACCGTACCATAGAACAGAAACATAAGTGTTAGAGTCTAATGTACTAGGCGCAGCTGGCAATACGATATTCGCATTGATATTGCTTGCACCATTTAATACTATATTTGGTTCACAAACAATAAATCCGTCTGTATCAAAATTAGCACTATCTAATGTGTACTGTGCTGGTGAAGTAGCAGTAGCAGCATTAAAGTTTGTGTTTGTTTGAGTACGTTGTATGTCTAAATGTTGTAAAATTGACCATTTAGGTAATACGTTTTGATTGTTTACTTGAATATTCAAATAACCATTATACAAATTGTATAATTGAGCATAACCAGTTGAAAAACCAGTTAAGTTTGGATATGTATAAGACTTTGCAGCACCATTTGTAGAAGCACCAGAAGTTAATACGATTTGAATACCAGCTACGATAAATAGATCTTGTAAAGACAAACGTTGCTCACGAACTGTTGGAGTTCCGTTTTGATTATCATTAATTAATACTGGTACGTGATATGATGCACTTGAAGTTGTTAATAAAACCTCACTACGAAGGTAGCTAGGTGTTAATACAGCGTGAGATGCGTCATATCCTAATTGTTGAATTAGCGTTTTAGAATTTTCAAACACTAATCTTGCGCCGATTTGACTACTTGCCATTGTTTTATTATTTATATTTTTATTAAAAGTTGAAAAAAGTTAATTAACACGCTTCCATTATAGCGGAGTTTCTAATACCAGCTATGTATGTACCAGCGCTTGCACCTTGATATCCAGCAATATTCTTTACTGGCATATTAGCATAAACGTTTCCAACACCAGCCAAAACACCAGTAGATTGAACTAATCCTAATCCACCAGCTACGATCATACCAGTACCAATGTTTGCACCAGCTGCACCTTTTAATAATTTAGGGAAATAAAGACCAACAGCGATAGGCGCTGCATTGGCGATTAATCCTTTTGTCATTGTTGACATTGTACTAGGTAACATTTTAACTGCATAGTTGCTAACAAACTTTGCTGCAACTGCGCCAGCTACTTGAAAAGCAGCGTTGGCTAAAGTACCGCCCATTCCAGAAATTCTTGAACGTCTGCGAGTTATACGGCGCTTACTTGTTTTTTTTCTTCTTGCCATTTTTTTTGATTTTTGATTTATTTATTGAGAAAATTTTTATTAATATGTTTTTAAAATTACTTCTAAATCTTTTTTAGTTAATACTTTAAATTTAGGCTGTTTAGTCCAAGTTATTAATTCATATACTTTTGGTTGATATGAATGCTTTTTAAATTTTAATCCGTCTTTTAATGCAGTTGGAGAAGTAGCAAAAAAGTTTAATTGACTTCCATAAGGATATGTTACATAATAACAATTTGCGTATTTTGCGCCTATTACTAAATTTTCCATTATATATAATATTTTGTTTTATTTGTATTTCCTATTCCTAATAACTTTCCTTTATCTGTTCTATTTTCTCTATACTCATAATAAGTATTTCCGCTTGCACTTGTACGTTTGCCAGCTTTTTTAGCTTGATAAAGTTTATCAATAGATATATTAGTTAATTTTCTTTTTGCAACTTTTTTAGGTGTTTTTTTCTTGCTTTGTTTATATACTTTATTAATTAATTTTATTACACTAGGCAATCTTTTTTTTGTAGTAATTATATTTTTTGGTGCTGGTATTTTTAACGGTGCTTTTTTAATTGTTTTCTTTTTACCAGCATTAAAATCTTTTACTTCTTTTTGCATTAAATTTGAAAATTTTATTAATCTACTTTTAATAGCTAATTTATCTTTATCGTTATATTTATTTTTTGAATTATTTATAATATATCCAGTAAATTGATCTGCTTTATCCGTTGCTTTGCCTTTTCCGTCAAAAATTACTATTGTACTACCAGTATTCACATCTTCAACTATTGCGCTAACATCATTATAAATATCATATTGGTTAACTATCTTAAAACTTGTATCCCAAACAGATCCTTTAAAACCAACTGGTAATGCGCCTACTTTCTTTTTAAGCGCTGCTTTCTTTTTAAGCGTTGCTTTTTTCTTTACTACACCTACTTTTTTACCGTATATATGTGCAAATGCTTCTTTTAAAGTAACACCAGTTTTTTGTCTGTATGCAATAGCTTGCTTAAATTTTGCTTTCGCTGTTTTTTGTGCCGTTGACATTTATTTCTTTTTTAATATTAAAAATAGTGCTAATGCTATACCACCGTATAAAATCCAATTTGAAGTACTAATTTTTTTTACAGTTTTTACCACTTGATCTACTGGTTGCTGATCTGTATTTTGTTGTACTAACATATTAGCTTCATTTACATATCCCCCACGTTGTAGCTTATTAGCAATATCTTGTATAGTTATTGTCTTATTATAAAATGTATTATATCCTAAAACATTATTTAAACCGTAACTATTAATATATTGTAAAATATTCAATGATTCATTTTGAATACTATCACCGTCATTTAAGATCCAATGGACAACATTTGTACCAATAGGCTGTCTATTTTTTGTATCTAAATCATTCCAGCCTTTCCAATCATTTGGATTTGGTTGCCCTTTTTTACCTAATAAAGTTATAATAAAAGGTATAACAGCTACCGCTACATCTATAATAGCTGTAATTGGTAATGCTGCGCCACCAGTAACTAATGTCGCTTCACCAAAACCAATTTTTCCATTTTCCTTAAATCCTATATAATCTGTCATTCTATTTCTTTTTTAACAAAAAGTAAGCAGCTAATCCTACACCAGCGACTAATAAAATAGTATTAGTATCTATGCCAACTGATTTACTTTGTGGTATATTTTGATTACCAACTGGTACAAAACCACCTCTAGGACTTGGTGGCATAACACCACCTGATCCACCACCACTAGGAAAAGCACTAATAATGCTAGGCGCTGCTTTTAAAATTGTATCTAACCAGCCAGTACTTTTTACAGTTGATTCAGCTGGCGCTTGTAAAGCTGGATCATAACCCAATAAAGGATTATATGCGCCTATTCCAGATAATGCTATTAATGCCATTTTGTTTATTTTTTTATCTTTATAATAATACGGTTGCTTCTTTAGGTCGTATTCATCAAGCACTGGATCTAACCAGTATTCCTTTCCATTTTCTTTGATCACTACAAAAACGTGCTGCGGTGTCTTATTAAATGGATCATAACTTGCAAACCTAAAATCTAATCCAAAATCCAATTTATCATTCCTACGATACGCATCTAAAATTCCAGCCGCTGCTAAACTGTAATTTTTACAATCAATCCCAACTTTGTTATTCATTATACTTGCTGGTGATCGTAGGACTTGCAAATCTTCACTTTCAATATTGTATTTAAAATTGTCTTTTAAATAGCACCAAATATTGTAAGCTGTATCGTCCACATTATCTCCAACAAAATATTTATAGATCTTATCGTATTCGCTTCTATACTTATCGTGCATAGATACTATTCCGTCTATAATATCCCCAGTATCTTGATTTAATACTAATGTTTTTTCAGTTCCTAAAAATGGACTTAACTTTTTTGCTAAAATTTCTTTACTTAACATATTATATTGAGTAACTAAATTGTAACGGTAAAGTAATATAATCCACTTGTATAATTCCGTCAAAATCTAACTTTATTCCACCAGTACTAAATTTTGTAATGACATCACTTAAGCCAGCATAAGATAATGTAATAGGTATTTTTAATAATGAAGATCCAGTATTTAATACACTAGGAGTAATACCCATAACATAACCAACATTTGCGCCATTTAAAAACAAATTACCACGAATATTTTGTACTTCTGCTGTTACGTCCGTTGGGTTATTGACCTGTACTATTATCTGTATCGTAGGATTTAAAAAAGATAATGTAGAAAAATCTATTGATTTAAAAAATACGCTGAATGTTTGCGATAAAACAAATTTTTTATACAAAATATAACCAACTATTGCAGCTGGTATCAGCCATATATTTTTATTCATAGAAACTGAATGTACCCAAAAATAGACAAAAATTGCATAAAAACAAACTATTTCTGCCTATTTTCTAAATTTAACAAAATTGTGGAAAAAAAGTTGGGGGAAATGTGCAATGTATATGAAATATAAATTATTTTTGCTTTTTGCTCGAAGCAAAAACAAAAATAATTCACATAACCCCCAAACTAACACCTATTAATTAACTTTTTTCAACCTTTAAATAAATATATATAAAAATATATTTGGTGGAACGGACAATAAAATTTTATTTTATGTCGTTATTGTTTTTAACTGACTTTAAAAACCCACTAAATGAAAACTGCAAACCTATCCAGCGTTACCGCTGTGCTACTTGAAATTAAGCGCATACAGTCGCTTAAAAACACACTGGAAACTATCTACGGTTTCCAAAATTTCCGAAACGTAAAAATTTTATTTAGCTGCACTAACAAAATTGGTGCTGAACAAATGATCTGGCTAACAAATGATATGTTGCCTTTTCATTTGCCTAATGAAATAGCTATCATTTTAGAAGATGCTATTGAAGATTACGAAAAGGATCTGCAGTCTTTAAATTTTCACCTTAAAAATTTATAGATATGAGAAAAATATTTTATTGCAATTATATAATTATGGTAGATGACAAAAACGAAATATATATAGTTGCCCTTGATATGTCATATCACGCTACATTAATGAGCGCCAAATGTCATATTGATTATCTTACCAAGTAACTTTTTTAAACCTTTAAATTATAACTATGCAAACTAATGCACTTTCACCAGCTTATCCTATTACACCACTGCAAGACAATTTTGGACGTATGGTAGTACCAGTTGCTGGACTATCTAAACTAGAGTATTTTGCACTTGAACTTTATAAACAATGTTATAAAGATTTAGATGCACTTGAAGAAGATAGGTATATGGATATTTGTATAAATAGCGCTATTACTTTTTTAAATCATATTGAAGAAAAACATAAAAACATATCAAATGAAAAAGATAGTGTACTGGATATTATTCAATAAAAATGGTCAAGCTGCGCTAATTTTATTTTTAGCTTTATATATTGCTGGATTACTTGAAAAAATATAATGGAAAATACTGACTATAAATTCTCAATAGACGATTTACTAGTAAAACGAAAATACAACCCAGACTATACACCAAACAAAGAAAATATTGTATTTACTATCGGCGGCAAGCACGTAGGTAGTTTACAAAATTTCTGTGTGTATTCTGGGTTGCCGTGAGTCAAAAGCTGGAAAATCTACGTACATAGCTGCGCTGATAGCGTCTGCATTTAGTACGTTTGACATTTTTACTATGAAACTACACCTACCAATAGATCGTCGTAAAATTTGCTATTTTGATACAGAAAGTAGCGACTATGACTTTTACCGTCAAATTGGTAAAATAAAGCATTTTAGCGAATTGCAACAGCTGCCAGATTACTTTAATGCATTTCAAGTTAGGGAAGATGGCAGCGGATTAATTAGACGAATGGTAGAACGATATTTAGAACTTAATGCGGACTGCTCTATATTAATTATAGACGGTTTACTGGATCTATTGAATGATGCTAACGATCTGCGCGAAAGTTCATTATTAACTAAATGGTTGAAAAAAATTACTAAAATTCACAATATATTGATAGTTACCGTTTTGCATCAAAGTAAATCAAATTTGACTACTACTGGACATATAGGATCAGCTAGTGATCGTTACGCGCAAAGTACACTTGACATTATTAAAGAAAAGGATAAAAGTACCTATGTATTAACAAGTCGCTTTATGCGATCCGATAGCGACTTTGAGCCAGTTACATTAATGAATTTTAACGGTATATTTCAGCAAGTACAAAATGAAACAGCTGCACCAGTACAAGGTAAAAAAGCAAGTGATTTGGATGAAATGGAAAGTAGGCGCTTATGCAACCAGATAGTTACTATACCAATGCTGTATAACAATATTGTTGATGAAATAATAGAAAGAACAGCACAGGGCAAAATCTATGCTAAAAATTTAGCTAAAATATGGATTAATAAAAATTACATTGTAAAGGATCAAAATAATAAATATCAAACTTTATAAATTAAAACAAATAAAAAAACATGAAAAAAGTAACAACAAACCATTCGTTTGAACAATTCAATCCTAATTCTACAATTACAACACAAAGTAAACCACATAGTGAATTTGTATATGTAAGTAGTTATCAAGCAAGTGCAATCGTTATGATAAGCACACAATATCAAAACTTATCTGATAAAGAAAAGTTAGAAATGCTTTCAAAGTTAAGTGAATGGATTTATAATAAAACAAGTCATATTATAAACAAAAATAAATAAACATGAAAAAAGTATTATATGAAAGTAATACATATTATTACAAAATAATTGAAATTGAAAATATTGAGTTTGTTTTTATATCAACATCAAATATACCTTTAGATAGTGCTATTGTGCATTTATTTGCTTCTAGATACTATTCTATTTTAGAAGCACTTTATTGGTTTCATAAAAACAAAGAAAAATATAAAAATAATGATAAAAATTATTAAAAGAATTTACTTACTTTTTATTTTATTGCCGCTGGCAATAATATACGCTTGCTTTACTTTGCTTTTTGTAATTGTAGAACATATTTATAACATATCAGTAATTAAATTCAAATGAAATACATTTTAGCTATAATAGCTTGGGAAATTTTAAAAATAATATTTTATAAACTTATTAACAGATGAACTATGTACTATTAGCAATATTCCAGTACTGGTATAAAATTAAGTTTGGTGTAAATAACGGTCGGTAACAAAAAAGCCGCTGCGTTTTTAGGCGCAACGACTTACTGACTGTAAACCCCCCAAAGGAAGTAACTTTTTTCTAATGCAAATATAACATTTTATGACAAACAAACAAAGGATCTATTTAATTATTCAGCAAAGACGATTAGTATCTTTAAAGGATTTACAAGATATTACCAAATGGCAAACAATGGACGTTTTAAAAGCAGTAGCGCCGCTAGTGATCCAGCTTAAGGTAAAAGCCATTACAAGTGATCACGTGCGATATTTTGTAATTAAAGACCGTTCTTTATAATGGCAAAGCCTATTTTTACAGCTATTGTATTTATGCTAGACCAGTCCGCACCTAGAAAATACCGAAATATTAGTAATGTGATGAATTTTATAAAATTTGCTGATAGTATTAAAGCAGATTATATTAATTTATACGATAAACCTACTAAAATATTCGTACAAAGGATCTACATTAAAAAAGGGACGTAGAAACGTCCCCTTATCCTTTACTATGCAAAAAACCCAAACTAGGTTAAAAATAATTGTTTTTCGGCTTTTCTACGACCTTCTAAACCCATATTCACTTTACCCCCAGCATTAACCCATCTGTCAAATTGCTGCGCTACAACCTCCTTATTTGTACCATTATTAAGTAGTTTAAGTAAAGTACTACCAGCGAAAGCTGCTTCACCTATATTATACGTAAAACTAGCTAAAGCTAATAACTGATTATCAGTTACTGGTACTTTTACCTTACTCATAACAAAATCATATTTATCTTGCGCTTCTAATAATAGCCAGCGTCTGGCTGTTGCCTTGTCTATAATATCACCTTTTTGTACTGGTCGTTTTTGATCCCAATTATACCCAGATCCATATCCTACACTATACTGCATATAATCCCATTTAGGCACAGCTATAAATCCTTCGTAGGAAGATATTACATTAAATAGACGATCACTAATAGCACCAAAAGGTGTATTATTTAATGCAGTAGCTATTTTTTTTCTTAACATAAATAAAATTATGGCTGTAATAACTACACCAGTAAGTACTTTTTTGTTACTGGTCATAGTGTTTAATTGTCTTTTTTGCTATCTGCTGCTGCGTTACCTAATAAAAATGTACTAATTCCAGCAACTGCTTGCGCAATTACTTGTACTTTACCAGTACCAGCTGTTGCAAAATATCCAGCTACTGCTGCTAATAATCCAAATATTGTCGTTTTATGATTTTTCATTTTTCTTTTTTTTTGATTGATAAATATTGATAATAGTATAAATTGAACTAGCGCCAGATAGCAAACCCAAAAATAAAGACGCGTAAGCGTTTATCTGGTTAATACTTAATAAGTAAGTACCTACGCTGGCAATAGATCCGCCTATACTATTATCATTATGTGTCATACTATGCAATTTCATTTTTGCTTAATTCCTTTGCAATAGTTTCTAATGCTTGCGCTACTGCGACAGTAGTTTCAACATTTTCAAATAAACCACGCTTTACAGCTTGATCTACTACTTGTTTAATTAATTCAAGTGCTTTTTGCTTTTCCATTTGTTTATATTTAAAGGTTAAAAAAAGTTATATTGTTGCTTGTTCAATTTCAGCTGGTGTCATTGGTGAAACGTATTCACCAGTAATGGTTAAACCTAAAGTAGTAGCAATCCACTGCCAAGCGTAAGTGTTAGCGTCAGTTGTACTATTATAGGTAATATAATCAGTACCAGACATAGTTACTGTACCATTTACTAACGGTACTATATTTACATCTACTTCTTGATAAAGTTGAAAATAAAAAATTGCTTGATCTGTAAGATTATCACTATTTACTTGAGAAAATAAAACAGTTGCCATTTTAGAAGTTCCTTCAACCCATATTGGTTGTGGTGTTATTGTTTTCATATTATTGTAATTGATAAGATTTTATGTTTCCGTCTTGTTGTATTAATGCCGTAGCACCTATTGCTATTGTAATACTTGATACCGCAGT